ATGTTGTTGGTGAAGGTGATTTTGGTGCAGGAAGTCTATCTTTAAAATCCTTCATTAGAGGATTTGTAGTTGCACTAGTTCCTCTTGTTCTATCTCTTTCTGCTTTTGCTGCAGCAAGTTTTGGATTAGCAGCAGCCCACTGGTCCATTGCTGACCCTGCTGGTTTTGCTGGAGTTGCTGGTTTTGCTGATGAAGATGGAGCAACTTTTGAACCACTAGGTCTTGCTGCTGGAGCAGTTGCTGCAGGTCTTGGTGCTGCCGATGGTGTTGTTCCTGCAGGTTTTTCTGTAGGTCTAGGTCCAACTACTGGAGAACCTTGAATTTGTCTTGCTTTTGAAAATGCGGCATCACGAGAACCAGCAAAACGAGATTTGTATGGTTCTGCTGTTGGTTTAGAAGCTCTTGTTCCACCACCTCTAACATTTGTTGGTCTGGAGGATGGAGATTGAGGTTTTCCTGAAGGACCATATAAGAGTTGTGCCCCAGAAACAGATTGATTTGTTTGAGAAGCACTTGATGAACCTCTCTGCCCACCCTGTTCTTCAATATAATCTTCACTTAGGTATTCACCAGAATTTGGAGAATAAACACCTTCATATAAACCTGCTAATGCATCCAAGTCTTCTTTCTTCATCTTCTTTGTGGGTATTGAAAAGTACTTTTCTTAATATTATTTATCCTTTATTTATCCTCATCATTTACCCAAACACTTCTTATACCAATCTCTCCACCCAAAAGGTCTTGTGCTTTACTGCCATCTGGTTCTTTTTCATAATATACAGCATCTTTTACAATCTCCTTTTGTGTCTCTGTATACTTTGGTTTTTCAATCTCTTTTAATATCACTTCATTCTTCATATTGACTGGTTCTGATTCTTCCAGTTTCTTATATTCTTCTATTGCTTTATCTACGTCTCTTTCAACTCTTTGGTCTAATAATTCTGGAGTATTGATGACATAATCATTTACAGTATCATCAATCCAACCTCTTTTGAGAAGTTCTCTTTGGATTTCATCTACAATATCCCAAAGTTTCTTCTTATCAATACCAAATTTGTTTGATAAAAACTCAATAATACCTTCAAGGAGTATAGAAATCTTTGCCCATTCGATAACTCCTCTTCTTTTCTTTCCAAAAGAAAAATTAAACTTCATTTTTTAAGTTTTGGTGCAGGGGATACTTTTGCATAAACCATTCTTTTCCCCCATTTTTCTGGAGTAGTGTTTGGTCCAGCAATATCCTTTGTGATTTGGGGTGATACATCAAAACTTACGTCTTTATTCACTTTACCAGTTTTCCCAAAATCACCAACATCATTAATCTTTGCAGTTGTTGATTTAGTATCTTTTCCCATTGGTTTAGCAGTGAGTCCCAGTCTAGAACCGTAAGGAATTGATGGAGTGCCACCTTGACCCTTTGGTGCTTGTCCTTCTTTATGTTTAAAAGGAACAGCAGCATTTCTAGTAGTCCAATTGTGTGGGTCTCCAGTTGCAGTTGTTTTGTTGGGAGTAAACTTATCTCCAGGTGCATACACTGAAGCCTTTACTGGTTTCCAACCATAACGTTGTTGCTCTTTAGGGCTATGTGCTCTTTGAGTAAACTTTCCAGACTTTTTATCTAAAGTTCCAGGTTTGTAATTCTTATATGCAAGAACTTCTTGTTTTGGTGGTTGTGGTTTTGGTGGAGGTGGGGAGTTCCAAAAAAACTCATCTAATGAATATGCTTCTGCACAAAATTGTTTAAATGTTTTCATAATCAATCAATAAACTGTTTCCAGTATTCATATGAACTCATCTCTTCAGTCTTAGTTGCCTGATAAGAACGAACTCTTGATTCACCACTCTTATCGGGTGCAACCATATGAGTCTTAATTTTCTTTGTTGTTGGTGCTTCTTTCTTTTCTTTTTCAAATGCCTTATGGACTTTGGCAGCATCATCATACATATGGATTTTCTTAGCACCACTTTGCTTTGCTACTGCATTCGCAACATCAACTTTTTTCTTACCAATATCACCACCCTTCATTCCTCCAGTGTAGTGAATGTTCTTCTTATCTACGTCAACACCGTGCTTCTTTAGGTGTCCTTGGAATTCACTTGGATTGTCAAACTTAGAACGAGCAGTAATAAGATGAACGTTTTGTCCTCTTGCTTGCTTTCTCTTGATATCCTTAATTACTTTCTTGTTTGGACTAGCAGTTTGAGAAAACTTCTTCGCACTTTGGAACTCACTGAAGTCATAAGAATGACCCTTATCTAACTTATGAGTATTGAACTCTTGGTTGCTTAGACTCTTAACTCTCTTTCCAGATGCATCCTTGACGTGAACCTGAACGTTTGGTTTGCCTTTCTTGCCGTGTCCAAAGAGAGTTTCATCAACATCATATGCGTGAACTGTTGTCTTCTTTCTAGTTCCTCTTGCCTTCTCTTCAATATACTCCTCAAGAATTGTTGCAGTGAACTCATCACTAATATGCTCAAACATTACCTCTGCTGCTTCATAGTCTTCTGCAAAATCAGCAGCAACTAGCATTTCAATAATATAATCATAAGCATCATTATAGTCAAAATCTTGACGGAGTTGTTGCATTGCTGAGTTAAGTGCTTGATTTCTTTTTTGCATTCCGTATGCAGCACCAGCAATACCACTAGATGGTTTTACTTTTGCTCCAGACTTAGCAGCATCTACACCAGACTTTGCTGCCTGCCTTGCTCTATTGATTGCCATTGCACCAAGTCCTGCTGCACCAGCAGCAAGTGCTCCAGCAGCAAGAGGAGCAAGTTCGTCAAGTTGCTCACCTTCTACCTCAAATGAATCTGACATTGCTTGCTTACGGATAGTGGCAAAATAAATTTGAGTTCCTCTTTCTTTGCCGTATTGGTCAATCATACTTTTCTTCATTGCTGAAGTATCATATTTATTCTTGAGTTTTTTCTCTTTTTTCATTTCTGCCTTTGTCATTTCTCTTTCAGAAACTAATTCTCCTTCTAGTTCATATCCAGCAACTTGCATTCCAGGTTTTGCTTTTGCTAAAGGAAGTTGTGGTCCAGTTTTCTTTAACCACTCCTTCTCAGTTCCAGCACCTTCCTTTGCTTTATTATAAATTTTCTGAGTTTTTTGTGCTGACTTATGCCCAGGACCAATCTCAAAACTTGCCTCAGAAAGAAGAGTTCCTGCAGTTTCAGAAGTTTTAATTTGCTTATACAAGCCTGTAATATCGTTAATACTGGACATTTTTATACTCTAGTTTTTTAGTTATTTATAAAAAAAGGGGGCAAATGCCCCCGAAGAATCAAAGTTGGAATCCAGCAAATGTATCCGTTTTCAAGTCTTGTTTGATTCCACCAACAACATAAGATTCAACTTCTGTTTCTTGGGGAGCAACCTGAAGACCTTTAGAAGAAATCCAGTGTTCAGTCCAAGGAAGAGGATTATTCTTTGCAGAAACATCATAAAGTGGTTTAAGTCCAATTGCTTTCATACGACGATTTGCAATCCACTCCACATATTGGTGCAGAAGTTTATCATTAAGCCCAATCATAGAACCATCTTTAAATAGGTATTGTGCCCATCTTTTCTCTTCATTTACACAATTTTCAAAAGCAGATCTCACCCATTCCTCTTCTTCTTTAGCAATTTGTTGCATTTCTGGATCATCTCCTTCACGCCACTTATTGAGGATGTTTTGAGTAATGACAAGGTGCTGATTTTCGTCTCGTGCGATGAGAGAGATAATTTTAGCGGATCCTTCCATAAGTTTGAGTTCACCAAACGCAAACGAGCAAGCGAACGAGACATAGAACCTGATACCTTCGAGAATATTGACATTTGCAACAGCACGATAAAGTTTTCTTTTTAATTCAATTCTTCCTTCTCTTGCACAACCAGCACCCTCTTGTGCAAATAACCAATCATTAGAAGTTCCATATTGTTGTGCAGAATTAATAAAATCATCATAGGCACCAGTCACGGATGATGCTCTTTCTAAAATATTTTCGTTAGATAGAATGGAATCAAAAACCTCAGATGGGTCTGAGTATACATTTTTAATAATGTATGTATAAGAACGACTATGAATCATTTCCATAAATTCCCATACAGTCATACATGCTTCCAATTCTGGAAGAGAGCAGTATGGAACAAATGCCATACCAGGACCACGACCCTGAACAGAATCTAGAAGAATCTGATACTTTAAATTAGAAGTAAAGATATGCTTTTGTTCGGGACGTAAGGTTTGATAATCTGCACGATCCTTTTGAAGGGAGACCTCTTCAGGTCTCCAGAAATATCCAAGTTGCTGAGTTGTTAATTTATCAAAAATTGGATACTTATAGGAATCATATCTTTGTATTCCTAAAGGTTGTCCAAAAAACATCGGTTGTTTTTTGGAATCAACCTCTTTAGTGTTAAAAACAGTCATGCCTGTTATCTCAGTATTTTCTTGGGAATTAAGTCTAAATTTTACAGGATTCACAGTCTTCTTCTCCTTCTGAACTTAAAATTTCTGCGATTAAATCATCAACTGTTTGTTTTTCCTCTTTTACTTCATCCGTCTTAATGTCATATGTATTCTGATAATAACTGGTCTTCCAACCATACTTGTAGGTTTTAAGGAAATCATTTGCCATCACACTCACTGGTACTTCATTGTCGGGATAGTTCTCTGGATTATAGGACCAGTTTCCACTGATTGCTTGATCAAAGAACTTCTGCATCACAGCAACAATATTAATATAACCAGTATTGTTAGGCATATCCCAAAGAAGTGTATAATTGTTCTTGAGTGTGTGGTATTGGGGAACAATTTGCTTAAGTGGTCCTTTCTTGGACTTTTTAATGGACAAAAATCCACGGGGAGGTTCAATTCCATTAGTTGCGTTTGACACAACGGAACTGCTCTCCGATGGCATCTGTGCGGACAGTGTTGAGTGCCTGAGACCGTATTCCAGGATAGATGCTCTAAGAGTTTCCCAATCATGCTCTAATCTAATTGAAGTAATTTCATCTACATCTTTTTTATAACTATCTACAGGAAGAATACCATCCGAATACTTAGTACGATTAAAGTATTCACATGCACCTTTCTCTTTTGCAATATTGTTAGATGCTTTCAGCAGATAATACTGGAAAGATTCAGAAAGACCGTGTACTGCATCCCATGCTTCTTGAGAATCATAATTATATCCAAGTTTTGCCAAATAGTGAGCAAGACCAATATAACCTATACCAAGAGATCTACGTGCTTTAGTTGATTTTTCTGCAGCAGCAACTGGATATTCTTGATAATCAATCAGTTCTTCAAGACCACGAACAGAAAGATCACATAGTTCTTCAAACTCTTCGTCGGATTTTACCTTTCCGACATTAATTGCGGAAAGAATACAAAGAGCAATTTCACCATTTGGATCATCAATATGCTGTAGTGGTTTGGTAGGAAGTGTAATCTCCTGACACAAGTTGCTCATCCACACTTTATCTTTAAATGAAGAGTGAGAGTTGCAATGGTCGATATTCATAATGTAGATACGACCCGTTTCTGCACGTTCCTTAAGGAGGTCAAGAATAAGTTCCTGTGCTTTAATAGTTTTTTTCTTAATGGACGGATTCTTTTCATACGAAACATAGAGATCGTCAAACTCAGGGAGTCCGAAAGAATCATAAAGTCCAGGTACGTCGTGGGGACTGAAGAGAGTAATCTCTTCATCTTTGATGAACCTTTCATAGAACAACTTAGAAATTTGAATAGAGTAGTCAAGTTTACGAACTCGATTATCTTCAGTACCCTTATTATTTTTAAGAACTAGAATGTCTTCGATTTCTTGGTGCCAGATTGGGAAGTGGACAGTTGCTGATCCACCTCGGATGCCATTTTGAGTGCAGCATCGGACAGTGCTTTCAAACTTTTTGAGGAATGGAACAACACCTGTGTGCTGAACTTCTCCGCCTCTGATTTTAGAGTTGATACCACGGATGCGACCTGCGTTGATGCCGATGCCCGCCCTTTGTGCAACGTATCTGCCGATAGCCATATCAGAACTAAAGATGCTATCGAGGGTGTCATCAGAATCAACAAGAACACAGCTAGCAAATTGTCGAAGTGGAGTTCGCACTCCTGCCATGATAGGTGTGGGAATGTTGATTTTGTGTTTGGAGATTGCGTCATAGTACCTCTTTACGTATGAAAGACGAATTTCTTTTGAGTATTGAGAAAAAATTGTCGCAGCAATCATCATGTACATAAACTGTGGGGTTTCATATACACTTCCACTGCTTCTATCTTGCACGAGGTACTTATCAACGACTTGACGTAGACCCGCATAAGTGAATAAGTAGTCACGATTATGATTAATATACGAACCAAGTTTATTAAGTTCTTCTTCAGAATAGTTTGTGAGAATTTCTTTGTCATAAACACCAGCAGTTACACATTTTTTAATGTGATCTAGGAAAGTAGGATGGTGTTGAATTTTCCCATACAAAGACTTTCTTACAGAAAACAATAGAAGTCTTGCTGCAACAAACTGATAATTTGGATTATCCAAATCAATTAGATCCGATGCAGACCGAATCAAGATTTCTTGAATTTCCCGAGTTGCAATACCATCATAAAATTGGATTCCAGATTGCATCTCAACCTGACTTGCCGATACTCCCGACAAATCCTTACAAGCCTCATCAACCATCAAATGAATTTTATTCAAATCCAAAGATTCCACTCGACCATTTCTTTTAATTACTTTTGTCCCGTTGCTCATACTCGTTTCCAACCAATAAGTTTTGCTTTTGCTTCTAACCCCATAAAGGTATTTTCTTTTACAGTTTTGTTGACATCAATACCTTCAAGTATCATATCATTGATGTCCTTTTCTTTCAAGTCATTCGGCCAAATTACAATAGGAAATTTGGAATCAATTGCCTTCTCCATTCTCTGAATAATTTGTTTATTTCGTTTTTCATTATCATAAACCATCACAAAGTCCGATTCAAAATTAGTAATGAAAAACATGTAGTCCAAATCTGCTCCAACCATAGCAATTGCATTATCTAAAAACATACTATCGATTGGTCCTTCAACGACATATACAGTCTTATTAAAATCTGCTTTATCTAAACCATATATTTTTGGATGGCTGTCGTCTAGGATGATTGTAATATATTTGACCTTTGAATTCTTATTCAGACTGCGACCTTGAAACCCGAAGATTTTTCCTTGATTGATGAGTGGGATGATGATTCTTGGTTCGTCATTGTCTAAATTATCGAATGTGTGCTTCTGAGTGTTTGTCCACTCTTTGAAGTTTTGACAAAAATACAATTCACGAAAATATTCTTTTGGAATTTTTCTGTTCTCTAGATATTGTCTTGCCAAGTGTTCTTT